ACAAGCGTAGGCTCTGTTTCAAATCAAACAAAGAATGCCCATGCATTAAGGAAGCCAGAAATGACTGAAAAGAAAACAATCGTCTCAAAACTTGACAATGTCGCTGAAAGGGTTGAATCTTCCGAAATGAAGAAGAAACTTCTTGGCACACTTGCTGACATGTTGGAGCGCAAGAACATTGACATTAATGAGATTGGTGACATTAAAAGGGTCTCCCTGTACCAGTCAATGCTTAAAGACGACCAAGGCGAAGCGCAAATCCACGACCTTGCGGCTATTCAATTTAGTCCCAAATGGGAAACCGGCCCAGAATGGCCAGTTATTCAACAAGGCAAGCCTGTACAACTACAAAAGACAACCACAAAACCGAAGCCTCCTACGACCTTCAAAACTTGTGTTGTACCCCCTGATATACAGATTGGATACTTCCGAAATCAAGAGGGAGTACTGGAGCCAACCCACGACGAAAAGGCTATTTCTATCTTCCTTGGGCTGATTAAGGAGTTGCAACCAGAACTAATCGTAATGGTTGGGGACAATCTTGACCTTCCGGAGATGGGAAAGTACCTCACATACCCAGCGTACGCCCAAACAACCCAAGCAGCAATTGATAGAGCCACCATGTTGTGTGCCCAAATGCGAGCAGCCTGCCCACATTCTAAGATTGTTTGGCTTGCTGGAAACCACGAAGAGCGCATGCCTAAGTATTTGCTTACAAATGCTGGCGCTGCTTATGGTCTGCGCAAGGGAATGACTCCGACTTCTTGGCCAGTTCTTTCAGTTCCGTATCTTTGCCGTATGGAAGAATACGGTGTGGAGTACAAGCCTGGATATCCAGCCGCCGACTTCTGGATTAACAAGAAACTGAAGATTATTCACGGTGACCGAGTTAAGTCTTCTGGCTCAACTGCCCACGTATATCTCAATAACGAAAAGGTATCAATCATTTATGGACACATTCACAGGATTGAAACGGCTTACAAAACGCGTGAAGACTACGATGGTCCACGCACCATTATGGCGGCTAGCCCTGGATGTCTTGCCAGGATTGATGGCGCTATACCTTCTACTAGAGGTGGCGTTGACCTAGACGGACGTCCTTTGACTAGGCATGAAAACTGGCAACAGGGTATTGGTGTCGTAATGTATGAAGACGATGGAGACCACAAGTTCTCTTATGAATGCATGACTATTTATGATGGTTGGGGCATGTACCGAGGCAAAGAGTACAAAGCAGATTAGATAAATCTATGAGCGAACTAACCTGGACCTGGCTTCTGTTCGCTATGGAACTCATAGGAGTATCTGGCAGTTATCTGGTCGGCAACAAGAAATGGTACGGGCACATGATTGTCGCCCTGCATTCTTTTCCCTGGTTTCTGTACGCAATTATTTTCAATAAACCTGGATTTATCGCTATGTGGGTGCTGTGGCAATGGGTCCACTGGCGAAATATGTTCAAGTGGATGAAGCGTGCTTGACAGTTAGTCGTAAATAAGACACATTTAGTACACAACTATCTGTGGAGAGTGTACAAAATGACGACAATTGCAGGGATACAGGGTGACGGATACGTCGTCGTCGCTGCTGATACAAGAATATCCTCCCTAGACGACTCAGGAAATGCGTACCAGATATCAACTCTTGGGTCTGGTTCAGCCAAGATTGCCATAAACGGCAAATACCTCCTAGGCGCTGCGGGCGACATGAGGGCCATAAACCTTCTTCACCATGCTTTTCAGCCTCCTGCTCCAACCATAGGGCTAAAGGGGAAGAGATTAGACTCCTTTATGACGACCAAGTTTATTCCAGGACTAAGGTCTTGTTTTGAAACCCACGGGTATTCGGCTGGGAACAACAACAACAGCACTATTGCTGAACAGGATTCGTCAATAATGGTTGTCATCAATTCTACGATTTATATCGTTGAGAGTGATTACTCGTGGACACCAGAAGCGTCTGGTCTATATGCGACTGGTACTGGAGCACCTTACGCACTAGGGGCTCTACAAGTATTGGTCGCCGGCAAGAAGTTATCGCCGGCCCAAGCAAAAGCCGCATTACTCAAAGCACTGCAGGTTTCTGCCAAGTTTGACCCTTATACGGGTAGCCCATTTAACACTTACGTACAAGAATCGGAGAAGAACAAGTGACGCCCATTAATACCTACCATGTTTCTGAATTCAGGGATATCTCTAAGGAGAGAGAGAACAATTCCTATAGGGGGAGAAGAAGATTTTATGGTCAATAAAGATAGCCATAATATAATTCCCCAATCAGATAAATCTGTAGATATACAAGATTTAGACCTGTTTGAGTATGCAGGTTGCAAAGGTAAAACTCATTTGATGTTCCCCAAAGAACATAAGGATATTACCTATATTGCAGAAGCAAGAGCCATCTGTAAATCGTGTCCAGTCCAAAACCAGTGTTTAGAGTACGCATTAGAGTTTCCGGCTGCTGATATGCATGGAGTGTGGGCAGGGCTTACTAGTAGACAGTTAGCCGCTGAGCAAAGAAGAAGAGGGGTCAAACCTATTAGACCGACCCTTAGCCAGATGTGGGGAAACTAGGAAAGACGGAAAGAACAGGTGTTGCAGTACTCGGCTTTATCAAAGGTGACTATCTGCATGTCGCACGATTCCTTACCGCAAGGCATAAGGATTTTCTCGCCGTCTAGATAGGAACGTAAGTAGTCTGCAGGGGTTGGCTTTGGATTGGGAGCAGGGGCAGGGGGAATGCTCTTTTCCGACTGGCAGAAATCCCAGATGGCGTAGTTCATGAATCCTGATAGGGACATACCGTTTTCTTCGGCTGCTTTTATTAGAAGGTTCTTTTGAGCCCCAGTAACCTTTACAGTCACAACATGTTCGCTTCTGGGGTGTCTTGACTTCTTAGGTTTACGACCCATCTCGTTCCACCAACATCGTTAGGTACTCGGTAAGCGTCATATCAAACGCCCGTGCCTTAGACATTAGCAGAAGTTTCAGTTCGGCTGGAATTCGTAGAGTCAGGGTAACGAAAGGAGTTTCAGGGTCTTTTGGGGGACGGCCTGGGTTGCGCTTCACTTAGTGAACATCCCGTGGAGAGAGGTCCATTCACCACACCAGTATTCAGTAGCGACTGTCTCGGACTTAGGGAATCTGTGACAGGTACCGTAATTCGTATGCTGAATGTCGGAAAAGTACCTACAGGTGGAACAGCCCTTAGATGGGAAGTCTGATGTGATGGAGACAGAGACAGACTCGTATCCCGGATTGGACGTTGTTGGAGATAGGAAATTGTCTGTATTCACAACGAATGCGTCCCCTTTTCGGAAATTTTGAATTTTTGTTGTTGATAATCGGCTACGACTTGTTCGTAGGTCTTGAGGAATTGAATCTGGTCAGTAGTGCTATGCAACTGATGTGCGGTCTCGCCGAGCATGTCAACCACTTTGGCGATGCACGGGTGAAGCCCCTGATTAATTGGCAAACCAGAATTGGCCAATTTTATTTGCCCAATCAAAGTAGCCCAAGCAACTAGAGGTGTAGGCGCATCCCCTACTTTAATTTGGGAATTAATGTACGCCCTTCGTAAGTCTCCAGGCTTAGGCATGAACGGACTGACTGCAGCGTAGTCAAGGAGCGAGACTTTACAGCCGGCGAAGGGAAGGTCTTCCAGCATCTCGTACCAAGCGCGCAAGATTGTCTTACGGTCTATATCTAAAAGAGTTTGGTTGTACAGTGCAAATACCTGGGTGACCAGTTCTTCTAGTTCTTGCTTGGTCACCAGTCTTCCTTCTCTTCTGTAGATTTATCCAGAATGTCGTGGAACTTCTCAATATGTTCTGCGTCTCTGAAAATCAACTCAACGGAATCATACCGCTTGTTCATCTTATTCCTCCCCATATGAAACTCAGACATCGCGCATCCGTCTATAGCGTCTAGACATCCCTGGAGTTCATAATCAAATATTGCCGCGCCTATGAACTGACGTCGGGTGGAGTCAAGGACTGGCTTGCGCTTTGAAGTCGCGCGCATCTTGGATACCCAGTAATCCCATACTTGCTGTATCTCTGCGTCACTGGCTGACGTGGCCTTTTTAGAACGAGAGAGTTTCTGCGCTGACACTGGTCTACCTCGTTTAGAAGACTCTGACATGGTATTAACATAATCCTTTCCACCACCGATAGTCAAGTCGTTAAACAATGTTTGAAATGAATTTGACATATCTACAGACCAACCCTATTTTGGAGGGGGTTCGGGGGAACCTTTACGAAATTAATTTTTATTTTTCTGCATCACAAAAAGAATTCCATTTTTCAGGAATAGTTTTTTTAAGATGAGGAGGGCGCGCCATCTGTTGTGAAGTACACCATAGCAGTAAGAAAGGAAAACCGCAACGCAGGTATGAAACATTTTTCAAAATGCGCGGGGCCGGCGAATATGATAAAGTTAAATCACCAGAGGAGAGTTTCCTCCTTTCGCTCCTTTGGTTCCCCCGGGGCTTTGTAGTCGGCGCAGTCGTGTTCATAACTGTGTCGCTCGGTCTCGGGGGATTGGGGGAGGACTTATTCTTGATTGCTTTCCACCACCGTCAATGGAAGCAAGAACTCTTGGGTCTCCCACATGACCCCAACGCTGCAGTACCCGATGACGTCTAGGTAATTGTCGGAGACTGATTCGTTCATCGGCGGCTCGTCCTTCGCCGCGAGGTTTTCCAGTCGTGCGATTTTGTCGTGCAGCCTGACCAAGATGCCATCACGTCCGAAGCGTGCGATATTGTCTGGACCGTAATCACTTTGTTTACGTACCAGAGTATCAATCAGATTTTCTTGATTTATTTCAACTCCCGCAGCGGAGCCGGCGCGCACTGCAGCGGCCCCGATATTGAAGAACGCTGCTTCCCCGCTGAATTCTGGATTAGTGCTCAGCATGGACCAGACTTCGTCGTACATGCGGCGGATGTCGTGAAGAGAAAGTTCGGCGTCTACGTACTCCGCGTTAAAGATTTTAAAAATGAAATTTACGACTCGTGCGGCCGCAGCGTTCCAGGTATCAGATTCCATTAATTTCTCCATTTTTAATTTTGACGAGCGCTTGTTCTAGGAGCCCGTTGAGAATAAGTTCCCAGCCCGTTTCGTGTTTTGATTTATCAAAGTTGTCTACAAGTGTTTCCATTAAAATTTTTACAATTGAGCGCGGCCATGCAGCGATAACAACTCCATCATCAAACGTTTGAAATACTATCGGGTATTCTTCATTTTCAAACGCGCCATCTGGATAATGCATTCCTCGGACAATCATCCCTTCGCCGGCAGCGACAAATAGAAAGTTTTCGTGATTTTCTTTCTCTGACTCCTGGATGTACTTTTCAAGTTCTGGATGTTTAGCCGTCGCCGACCGGACATCTCTTATGAAATTTTTCCATTTTTCGTTTTTCTTGCTCACGTAACCGGACCTTTCCGCCACCGTAATGGTTTGTAAAGAGTTGTCTTCATTAATTTATCCTAACCATTCGCGCACGCGGCTAGCAAATGTTCTATATTTCTGTACATGGATAACAACACCAGATTTCAACTTTATGTAAGAGCCCTCCGTCAGTTCTCTGAACGTACCGGTCACTCGCGAGTCCCGGCAGTTTATATTGAGATTGTTGATGGGGCGGAAGTAAACCTCGGGGCTTGGGTGGGATACATCCGGCAGCGCTACAAGAAGAACCAGATGGCGGCGGAGAAAGTTCAAATTCTTGAAAATCTTGCCGGTTGGACGTGGGGCCCTCTGAAGCCAGGGCCGGCGACGAATTATAATAGAAATTCGGAAATTCTTCAGATGCGTGGCCAAGGGATGAC